AGGCAACGAAGGCAGCTTGTCAAAGCGCAGAACCCCTCATGGGGGCCCAAATGAAATAACAAATTATAATGATTAACAAAACCAATAAAAAGATGAGCAGAGAAGGAGAAACTATGCAAACCCGAGTGAAACATTGGGAAAGCATGATTCTACAACTAAGCCAGCTTTGTCTTGATAATGATGACCACTATAACTTGTTAAAACCCGAGACACACCTGTACACACAGCAGTTTGACAGACTACTGCTGCATAACGGACAACCCTATGTAATTAAATACATGAAGGCTGCTCGCAACGCTGTGTACAAGTATGTTTCAAAAAACTCTCTCACAAATGTTGAGAATGTTAAATTAACACACGATGGAATTCCAACCTTTTTACAGGGTTGGATCCCTCTGCTTCGTGCCCGCAATAAGCGTGCAATACAGGTTGTAATCAGCCTACTTTCTATAGGTAGGCTGTTCACAAGTGTAGGTACACTTAGAACGGACACGATTACGAGTCCTTACACTGGAAAAGATACAACAGAAGTTATATCTGATCTGGTAATAGAATCATTTGTTAAAGAACATAATCTATTTGTGGGTGAAACTGATATAGAGGATCCATCCTTTTACATCAGGTCATCAACAGGTCCCTCGGGACCAGCTATGGCATCCGTGGTGAAGGAGGCTAAAGATATGCAACCAGATCTTTATGATCTTGTTTCATACTTTTTAACTGACATCACCAAGGAAGTCCTAGACAAATGTAGAGAACCTAATGTAACTAACCATCCTAACCTTGAAAAACTATGTTCAAACTCATCAATGAGAAAGATCACAGTTGTTGAAGATAAGGAGGGTAAGGATAGAGTCATAGCCATATTTGATTATTGGTCACAACTCTGCCTAAAACCTTTACACCACTCATTAATGAGCAGGATAAGGAGTCTAGATAGAGATGCAACCTATGATCAAGCTAAAGTAAAAAGAACCATGATTAATAACCAGGGTCCCTTTTACTCTCTCGACTTATCAAGTGCCACTGATAGGATGCCTGCTGTTTTACAACAGAGGCTACTATCAAAGATGCTTGGTAATGAAGAAAGGGCAATGAAGTATATGCAGCTATTGAATTCTACACCTTTTGATATCAAAGGAAATGATACTAAGATATCATATAGTGTGGGACAACCAATGGGTGCATACTCCTCATGGGCTCTGATGGCACTATGCCATCATCTAATAGTGTATAGTTCCCTTGTTAAAGGGGATGACTATATATTACTAGGTGACGACTTAGTGATATCAGGTCACAGCTCATCAAAACTCTATAAGGAGAAAGTTCATGACCTGGGAATGGAGATAAATCTTTCAAAAACAATCGAATCCATGGATTCGTTTGAATTTGCCAAGAGATTCTTCATCCAAGGCCAAGAACTCTCCCCACTTCCCATTGGATCCTTAAAACATGCTACAACCCATTACTGGGACATAGTAGGCTTCATTGACCAATGTGAAGATAGGGGTTGACGTTTCGACTCTCATAAAGCAAGAGTTACTTTATGCCGAGTCATCTTTAAAGGAAAATCAAAAAGGCAAAGGACCTATTTAACTAATCTAGTTAATAAGTTTTATTACCAAATTGACCCATTTAAGGATGGCTGGGATGATAATCTGAAGTGAAAACTGAGTAAGTGAGTGAAGCCAGAGCAATTCAATTTCGGTTGCTCAACACCTGAAGATTACATAAGGCAATATATCCTAGAGTTCTTCATACATGTTACTATGGAATTTATTCATAACAACATAATACGTCAAGCTAAAGGATTTAATGCCTATGTGAAAGACAGTTTCTTCACAGCTTATAAGGAAAAGGAAGGTGATGTACACCCCATTGTTGAGATTCTTCATGAAAATGTGAAGAGTCTAAACGATCTGGAGTACGGAGCCTCATCTGATCCAATTGCTGAAACTGAGAGATATTATAAGATGAAGGTGAATCTTAAAGATTTCACTCTTCTTCCTAATGATATCTCCAAGGTTTACAACAACTCAGGCCACTCAAATAATCAGAGAGCTAGAGCTTACTTGTCTAACGATCTCATTGAAATATTAATGAAGGTCGATAGACAAAGGTGCGATGAGCTTTCATCCTTTGAACCATTAGAGGAGAAGTAGACTCTTCATCCCACACAA